AGCAGGATGATATGAATCTGTTATTTCTATATCTGGATAAAAGGACTGTAACATAGCCATTGCTATTGAGTGCGATCCACTGCGAGGAATTAGAATTATACTATTTCCATTCGGGCTTGTTAATATGTTTGCCATAATTATGTAAAGTAAAGTATTACTGCTCCAGTTTCTCTAGTTTCATTTGTAAAGTATCCTCCATTACCGCCGCCTATACCGCCAGAGATAAATCCTCCATACTTATCAAAATGACTACCAGCACCAAATACATTTGGATTACTAGGCTTAATATTTTCTATATTTGTGGTTGGGTCTATTCCTAATAGATTTAATACGGCAAATAGACCATCTACATCTGTTGCTTTAAATACTATATATCCTCCAATATTTTGTGAGGTATTTCCACCAACCGCCCCCGCAGCCCAAATTCCGTTACCCAAATATTGTATTGATCCTCCTATAGCTCCACCGTCTCCGCCAGAAAATTCTCCACCGTTATATTTGAGAGTTCCATTGCTTGCTCTACCGCCACCAAATCCAGTAATAGTCGTTCCATTATATGTTACTGTTGTATTATTACCGGGCGTATCAAAATTGCCATTACTAACAGCAGCACCAACTGTATAAGCTACAGAAGAGCCACTATTAACATTCCAAGTTTTATATGCTGTTCCACCAGCGGATCTTTGATAGTTTCCACCACTTCCAATAGCCCATGCTTTCATAGTGGTGGCACCAGTTGGTATTGTATATGAAGAACCAGTTGTTAGCATAACTGCCATTGGTGAGAATGGCGCCGCAGTGGTAGTAGTAGTTGAGGTTGTTGTGGTGGTTGGTGCCGCAGTGGTAGTGGTGGTGGTGGTGGTGGTGGTGGTTGTTGGGGCCGCAGTGGTGGTTGTTGTGGTTGTGGTTGTAGTTGTTGGAGCAGCAGTGGTTGTGGTTGTGGTTGTGGTAGGTAGAACCCCAGTTGGTGGATAAATAATAACATTATCCAAATATAATTTTTGGATATTGATATCTCCAAGCTTTAAATCTGGAAAATCTAGTAAGTTTTCACCAAGATAAATTGGCATGTTATTTATCCTTTAAGAAATAACATATAGTATGTTTGGGTCTGGAGAAGATAGAGCATCATACTGAGCTTGTGTCATGGAAATAATTTGTTTAATTCCAGATCCACTAACAACATTTTCTAAAGTTGACCAAGATTTTGTACCGTCGCCAAGTTTAAATTCTTTTGTTGTAGTGTCATAGCCCGGCTCACCACTTGCTAGAACTGTTTCAGAATTTAACCATTCTGTTGTAGTTCCTCTTTTAAATTGAATCTTTGGATTAATATTTTCTGACATTTTATACCCCTTGTATTATATATTGTTTATGCCGGATACTGTTGCAAACATATGCGCACCACCAGTAAAAACATTCTGCCATCTGATATCAGATTCTATCTTAGTAGCTACGTTTCTATCAACATTATCGCCTAAACCAAGTTGACCAAAATTATTTTCACCCATTGTTAATATGTAATTATCATCATCTACAAGCGAAGTATTTTTACCACCCGCACTAATTTGACGTATATTTGAATTACTAAGTCTATATGGAGTTAATCTATCTATGCTATCTCCAGTGCCAAGTTGTCCCTTGTGATTTTGCCCAAATGTTAATACCTGACTTGTATTAGATATCATAATAGAATGTTTTGATCCAGCGTCAATATCTGAAATTGTATAAGTTGGATTCTGATAAAATAAGATATTTTCACCGCCAGCATATCCATGATGAAAATTATATACGCTAACTTTATCAAAATCGCCACTAACACTAATATACAAATTGCCATAGTAAAAGTCATATTGTCCATCTGATGTTGTATCAATTAGTTGTAAGCATCCAGCAAACGTGTCGCCAGTATAGGTTATTTGTTGTGTCTTGCCACCGTTGAGAACTGCTATTGGATGAGACTGAGGAATACCACTAATAACATATACACCCGTTCCTAATACAAATTTTTCTAGTGAATTATATGTTTTATTTTCAGTATACTGGAAAACATATTTATAGTCATCATTAATCTGTTGAACCGCCACATTAGAACCGCTACTCAGTGTAATAAAATTGTCGTCAGTAAATAAAGAGTAGTTAAATGTTATTTCTTTTGGATCTCTTAAATTGACTTTATTTCCATGTCCAAGTTGACCATGATCATTTTGACCAAATGTAAACGCTTTACCAGTACTATCTAAAGCAATAGAATGATGATTACCGGCGGTTACTTTAGTCCAATTATTTTTATTTCCTATTTTCTTAGGTGTAGATTGGTTTTTATTAGTACCATTACCAAGTTGACCAAAACTATTTTGGCCCCAAGAATAAAGATATCCACGCTTTATTCCAATCGAATGGTGTAAGCCAGCAGCAACGTCTGTCCAGCCAGTATTTGGATTTAAATAGTATATTAAGTCTGTGCCGTTTTCTAAAAAGCCACCGCTAGTTCTAACACTTACAACGTCGTAGTTACCACTAACCGTTATGGTCATATATCCAGAATAATACTTATAACCACTTACTGTTCCTTCTAACACCCCTCCACTGTAACTAATTAAATTTTCTATACCAGAATTTGTAATTGCAATTGCACTTGCTGGAGGTATTCCACTAATTGTATATAGACCGCTATTTGCTATATATTTTGTTGATAGTGGATTTGTGCTAAATGTAAATATTCCACTCTGTGTGTTTATGCCACTTGTTATTAGTCTAGGTAATTCTTGTATGTGATAATTTTCTCCCACAAGTGTGAATTTATTTCTAAGAGATGTATCGCCAAGACCTAATTTACCATATGATCCGTCGCCACAACTAAATAAATAACCACTAGCATTTATAGCTAAAGAGTGTTGTGATCCGGCAGATATATTTATCCATAAAGGATTATTGTCGAAAATGCCAGAACCAAGATAATTTTTTTCGACTTTAGTTAGTTGTTTTCTGTTTGTACCAGTTCCATCATTTGTTAGACCTAGTTGTCCATAGTAATTATAACCAGCGGAATATAATCCACTATTGTTGTCTAGCCCCAAAGTGTGATAATTTCCTAAACTAAAATCTGACCATAGCTTATTATCAACTATGAATGTGGGATCATTTCTATTGTTTTCATCTCCAAGTGCAAGTTGACCAAATTCATTATATCCAAAGCTAAATATATTATCAACTACCGGTTGTGGAGTTGTAGTTGTTGTTGTAGTAGTAGTTGCATAGTATGCTGTGTATATGATTAGATGTAATTTGAAATTTGATGTTTCATCAGTTGTATTTGCACTAGATCCTCCACCAATAACTCCACCGTCAATATCATTGATAGCATTCATGAATACTACAGACACTTGATCTGTTGATGACACAAACGCATTTTTGATAAAAACATAATTTGGTAGATTAGTGTCTGGACAAGCTAATACAGCATAATCATTGTTTGTATTAAGACCGCTGACACTTATATTTACAGTAGCACTACTATTTGGTTCAATAGCTGGAATAGTTATAGTTGATGTTTTAGACAGAAAATTATTTGTATGTACATATTCTGGTAAATCACGCCAACTAGTAACCCCATTTCCTATTTTTAAAGTAAATCTGTCTGTTGAAAATGCTGGTTCACCATCCTTTAGTATTGGATTAGCATTATAAAATGCTGCTTCAGTATCTCTTCTTAGTTGAATATGTTGATACAAAGATGACATTAAAATACCCTATCTAGTGTCCAATCTACATTTCTTGGAGGAAATCCATCTACATCACTAAATACCCAAGATCCATTTTGTGATAACATTCCGGCAGCATCAGATTCACGAATCCAAAAACTACCTTCGGGTTGATCATGTCTAGTTGGACCACCATTCCAAACACCCCAACTATTTTGAACTAGAAAGAGTGTCTCTTTAAATACTTCATGAGTATCATCCATTCCAATCCATGCCATAGCGTGCGCCCAAGATCCAGATTTAGAAGCTATACCATGCTTATCACGCCTAGAACTAAATCCGTACATAGAACATACACTAATAGAGTAGCCATTTGCTAAAGCATCTCTTGCTTGTTCTATAGTGTTGATTAAGCTAATAGTCTTGACTTGATGTTTTTGGGCTTCTTCTAATAAAACTTTTGGAACACCCCTAGAACCCCAACTAGAACCTAGTTTGCCTTGATATGTAGATAAATCTATATCTTCATATTGTTTTCTAATTAAGATTCCTCCAGATTTATTAACGAATTTAGCAGCACCAGAACAGGTCATGCCTTCACCATTATGACCTCTTGATCCATAAATGCCTTCAGTGGCTCCGCGAGCAACAAATTCTTCACGTTCACCGTTGATTATCTCACATGATCTTGTTATATCTATAGCATTGCGAGTTGAGTGCGAAACGCAATCACCAACAACTTGCCTTTCAGATGGGCCAAAATTAGGATCAAATTTGAGTAAATTCTTAAATGGTAATGCTAGTTTTCCTTTACCACTACCATATAAACCATAAGCTGCCGCACCAAAAAGAGGATGCGGCAGTTCACCTAATAACTTATCTAATTCTTCGGGATCACACCAAGATCCCATAAATCCATCACGATAAGCTTTGAGTAGATCGTGTGGCTTTTTAAACTCTATAGTCATTTTACTTCTACTACTTTTGGACCTTTTAGCCACTTAACCACAGCATCTAATAGAAGGGTGACTACTGGAACTAATAACACGCCAGTATTGCCCCAATCCACTGTATTGATATTTTCAATAACATATGTTAGTACAGCACCGGTGCCAACTAAAACTGCATTTTTTGTTAAATTAACTATATCGTTAACATTTAAGCTATATCTAGGAGACATAATTGACCTCTCTTTACTTATTTTGTTTCTGAAACACTTACTAAAAAGCCACCATGCTCTACGTCTGTAATCCTATATGGGTATCCCATTAATCTAATTTTTCTACCATCTTGTGTGCCTGTTTCTTTGCTAAATCTACGATTCATTTTTAGGCAAGATCTAAATTCATTGAGAACTTCTTCTCTCTGATCTTCTTCTATTATATTTAACCAATCATAACCCTCTATGCTATTTATTGTATTCTTGATTAGATCTCCAAAATGAACATTATTCCATATTAGTCTACCATCATTATCTGTTTCAAATAATGGTATGTTGCTATAGTGTAGTCCAGCTTTAGTTCTTTGTTCAATTATTTTTTGTCTTTTTTCTATCCTATGGCATGTGCTTTTAAGTTCTATAATAGCATCTTTTAAGCTATTGCCACCATTAGTTGTTAATTCTTTTCTTAGCTCATTAACAGATTCTATAAAAACATCATGATTTTTGATTAATTTTACGAGTGGGTTGATTAACTTTTTCCACAATAATGTAAAAAAGGTAATAATTCCACCAATAGAACTGAGTAGTATTGTTAATATTTCTGTATTAATCCATTCTGGCATAAATAGACCCTTTAAGAATATTAGGTTTATAGTAATTGATAATAGCCCCCTATTTCTAGAGGGCTACTACCATTACATCGCTGATCAAGCCTCAAAGCTATCTCTTGCCTTATATTCGTCAGTAGTTGGTCTACCTAAAGCGCCAAAGTGATATGTAAGTTCACCGGGAACTGCTCTTGTTGGAGTTGCAGCGTCGTCAGTTGCAGCGGTTGAACCGTCCATTTGAACAAAGTTTGATGCGTTTCCAGCACCAGTACCCTTTGTTCTGCCGGGAACCATATCTGTGGACGGTCTGGCAAGTACATTAAATTCTGCATCAGAATAAGACCCTAGTCTGCGTGTCTTTACTGTTGCGTGTACTTCATTTACCATCCTCTTGCCATATTCAGAACCGGGAACTGTTAGAACTGTACTAACATCATTATTGATTTTTGCACAGCTATCACCACCAGCTCTTAGAAGGAAATTTCTTTCTCCCTCTTGGGCATTGGGGAAATAAGCTAAACCGCCAGTTCCACCAGACTTAGCTGTGGTTACTCCAGAATAATCATCAGTTGTTCCATCTTTAGCAACAACCTTTGATCCAGACTCATTACCAGTTTTTAGTTCGTTTACAGCTAGAACTTTGGTTATTCTACTATCTGAACCAACGTTTCCAGCATTTACAATTGTACCGCCATCATTAACGGTAGAACCAGAACCTTTTACAGTAGTTGTAGGCATAATAACTCCATGTAATATTATTTGATCAAATTATATCCAATTTATCCACATAAAATTCCTAGTCCTATTCTATTATACACTAACTCAATCTATTTTGAAGATGAGCAAAGATTTTTTTGAGCTTTTTCCTCACTGTTTCTCTACTGTAATTACGCTTATCTGCCATTTCTTGTATGGTCATATTTGCCAACTTATCTAATATTAGATCTTTTTCCTCTTGTGTTTTTAACTCGTCTAGAATGTCTATAATGTGTATAGGGCTATCCTTACCAGCAACATTAACGTGCAACATTTTATTATGTAGATCTTTGGACTTCTTTTCAAACTTAGCCGCTTTTAGGCATTCTATTAAAACGCCTTTATATAGATATGTGGTAAACTTGGTATTCTTATTTTCGTCATAATTTAGTAGAGATTTCCAAAGTGCATTAATTTTACATGTATATAATGTGTCAGAATCTAACTGTCTATAGAATAGAGAACACGCCTTGTTCATTATATTGACTATATCTTTGTCCTTCATGGCAATATCAATTTTAACATCTAAATTTTCCGTATTCATAAATCTCCTTTTAATAATTCTTTTTCAATGTTATTTCTTACATTTTGAAATTTGAACATTTTACCAACACCGATAAAAAATCTATATCTACTGAATATTTTTAGTACTTCTACACCCTCAGTAGCATCTAAGATTTTTTTTGTATCATTTGTAATATCAAAATTAGTATGACCTATCCAACAGTCAAAATTAGTAATCATTGATAATTCATCAAAAATCTTGGGATTCATTGGCATCATTATGCCTTTACTCAGTATATCTACATCTGAATCATCTACGGCATCGTCTAATTCCTCTTCTTCAACTATCTCGTCGCCATTCATGCGTCCATAAAATTGTTTGATAATATCTAGAAAAAACGTAGAAGAAATTTGTTCTTCAATTACATTTTCGTATTTTTGCCAGCCTATTTTCTTTTTCATGCTTATGTTATCATCTCTGATGGTTTGATGCATGGTTCTTGTCTTTTATTATGGTTTAGGATGTTGTCTAACATTGATTTTTCTTGAAGTATCATGAAGATTTTTAATAATTGTTCTTCTTTGCCACTGTTGATAAAATGAGACTGTATGAAATTTAGCATTTCAATAAGCACTCTTTCTCCTTGAAAAATTTCTAATATGTCACATAAAGCTACAAGACTTTGTTCATCATAACTCAACAATTCTATATTTAACTTGGGCTTTTCACCACTTGTGCTAATGGCAAATTCAACTTTAGCTAAGTCTTTAAGATCAATCTGTTTAGTTTTCCAAAACTTAAACATAGTTGATTATCTTTCTAGCAGCATGATCCCAAGAAAAATATTGAGCAGTAACTATGCCGTGCTGATTGATATTTAGTTTATTTTGTTGCTTGAGGTTGTGGATGGATCTTAGATGTGTAATAAATTGATTCTTTGCGTCTTCATTTATCTTAGCCCATTCGCCATTTCCATGAAACCATTTACCATCATATGCTGTTTCTTGTTCTGTTATATCCACCAAGTATGAATTAGTATTATTACAAAACTCTTTATGTGCGGAATAGTTTGTGGTGATTACGTTCTTACCACACGACATTAGCTCTAATAGTTCTAAATTCCAGCCTTCTGCTCTTGATGGGAAAACTCCACAATCTATTTCTGACATAATATTATACACTTCTTCTTGTGTATTTGCCCTTGGTATAAACTTAATCTTACTACCAAGTTTTGACTTACTATATAAATTAACCCATTCATTTTGATCATTTTCGTTTAGAAATGGGTTATGACACATCATCCATAGTTCAACATTGTCGTTTTCTTCAAAAGCCTCATTAAAGATTTCTACTAATATATCGTGACCTTTTCTAACTTCCCACTTTCCACAGTTAAAAAACACTGTATTTGGATTTGGTGATGTAAATTCATAATTATTTGGATGAAATATTTTAGAATCTACACCTAGTGGAATCACATTAATTTGATCTTCGGTTAGCTGTAACTGATCTAGACATATATCTTTAGCCCAGTTTGAACACACAAAAAGTTGATCAACACTATTAAGATGATGTTTTTCTTGCGTTGTGAAGACGTTTAATTCAAAGAATGGAAATCCTATCTTTTTACCACGACCAACAAATTGAGACATATCGTGTTGGTGCCAAATTCTTATACAGGGAGCGTTGAAATCTGGTATTTTGGCATTCAGTAGAGATTGTTTGGCTATATCAGAATTTTCCTTATTTGTAATCTGTACTGGGCCTATTGGAAATAACGAAATATTTGATAATAGACTCAAGGATTTTAGGATATTGAGTCCAGCTATGCCATATCCAAGCTGATTTATTGGTGTAATTAAGTTAATATTCATGATAATTCCTTCATTGCGGCAGTATTGAACGATCCATGAAAACCAAAACAGTTATATGTATTGATATCCTGTGGATTAAATATTTTCATTAAACTGGTATTAAATCTTGGAGAACAGCTATGTTCTACTGAAAATTGATATCCAAGCTTTGCTGGTGCAAAATTGATGCCATTATATAGCATATAATCATAATTGTGTATGCATAAAAACCAATCTTCTGGAGTTACGAATACGCCTCCCGGCACTCCAGCTTGAAATGGTATATCACTACTATACTTTAATCGTGATGAATATTCTAGAAATTTTTTGCTTCTAATGCAGAATCCGCCATTTCCAACAGCGTGATCATGATAAGGCCAAGGCGCTCCTATATAATCATATTTCAGAAATTCATCATTCCATAGATTTTCTTTTATTATGAAGCCATCCCACTGTATCATCATACAGTAATCTGTATTTATATAGTCTTTTAGAGACTCTACACAAAATTGAGAATACAAAGCTTGATCAAGCACGGGTATTTTTTTAGTGGGAAATTCGTCATCGTTTTCGTTTGATAAAAGAAATACATCTTCAAAATCCAATTTTTTTAAGCAATGTCTCATTGCTCTCTTAGTTGGTTCTTTGTATTTTTCGTTGCCGCATACACTAATTAAAGAAACATTGTGTAGTTTCATGTGAAGAAAAACCACCTTTCAATTTGATTATTTTCTGTCTGATTAACAAAATTTAAGTACTTCATTAAGTCATCCATTGAATCGAAGATATATTCATGCGGTAGCATAAAAAATAACCAATTAGGTGCATTTCTTTTACCTTGTTCGCACCATACCAATATAGGCTTTTTTTGTCTATTGGCTGTCACTATTTCTTCATATGATCCACAGGCGTGAATAGATGTATCTATATGTGCTACAACAAAGTCCGAAACATCAACACATCTTAAATCCGCATTTCTTATATGACTAAACTCCTTGCGTATTTTATGATACTGCCCAGTTGCCTTATATTGCTCAATCATATTTCTGGTTTCATCATTTTCTTTTGCTGACTCAATTGGTTTATTGCATGGATTTAATACTGTGACACCTAAAGACTCTAGGAAAGGCGTAATGTTATCACGCCACGTTTTTCCACCGTCTGGAACTCTATCCATAGCACCAATGAGATAAGTTCTCATATTTTTAAGATTATTTTTGTTCAAATCCATTATCAGTACTCCACCAAATTTTGTTAATATCTAGCGCATTTAAAACTAAGTCACATTTTTCACATGGCTTACTGTTACGTAATTGGCCGCGTTTATTTAACCTTACCACTACTATTTTGAGATGACTATCTATATAATATTTTCCCCACAGTCTCGACACTAAATCTGTTTCGGCGTGTAAATATGGGTATATCTCATCATCTTCTGTATTAAATCTTTTGGCTAGCAGTATAGCCTGTGTGTGTGTTTTCTCTGGATTATTTTGTCCTATACCAATTAATTTGTTTTTACGATAACCAAAAGCAAAGTGAAAAAATTTATTCTTAGTATTTCGATTGTTTTTAGCTTTTGGTAATAAACTATAAGCTAGCTCTACAGATTGATCTAATATATTCATGGTTTACTATATGCTATCTGTATAAATTCTTGAATTGTCTTAGGTGAACATCTTGCAAAAATATCATTAGTGATTTTCTGTGCGTCTTTTTTCTTACTACCAAGACTCATAAGTGCTTGCACACAATCATTCTTTAAACCAGCATTATTGTCTACAGTTTGAGATGGGCGGGTTTGACGAGCAGTAGATGTTTGCTTGGGCTTCTTGTTGTTTATTTTAGACGGCTTGAATACAACTGGCTTATAATAAGTTTCCGAAGTTCTATAAGATTCTGTTGGATATTCCCTAAAAATTTCTATGTTATTTAAATCTATTTTCTTTCCACCAAAAAAACTACGACAAAAGGAAATAAATCCAACAATCAGTAATAAAATAGCAAAAGCGTCACTAGTAGAACTACGAGGTTGTGTATACATGTGTTTTCTCCTTTACGCTAAATTATACCACCATTATCGGCATTGTCAAGCGTTGGGCTTAAACAAAAATGGCCCGGTATGCACTAAAACATACCGAGCCACATTTGAATATATACAGGGTTAATTATTCCTTTTCAGTAACATTTACTGGACCCAAAGAAATATCATCAGCCATTACGCATACTGAATTTCTTGGATTACCATCCTTATCTTGATAGTCATCTATCTTAATCTTCCCCTGTACTCCTACTAATCTTCCTCGCTTTAGATGGTCCTTCAGAGCCTCTGCCATCTTACCAAAACATAGAACGTTCAAAAACAAAGTTTCGTCATTCCTACGATCATTAACTGCCATCCTAAACTTTGCCATTGACGTACCCTTTTGGGTAACATTAAATTCCGCATCCTTTGTTAAACGTCCACAACCTAGCCACATATTAATATTCATGTTTCAAACCTCCAAAGCTGAACGAATTCTACCGCGAAGAACCTGTGTATTACCACGATTATATGTACCAAGTGTGGCACTATAAACGTTCCTAGCAAATCTGCGAGATATGCCAAGAAGACTTGCGGCAAATTCTACTCCATTTCTCGTATTTTCAATAAAACCAAAACCAGACTTATGTGCTAAAGCTGTTATTGGATTTAGTGTAAAACCTCGATATGGGCCACTCTGAATAGTAGCAACTAACTTCTTATCGCTAACATCCCAATGATAGGACTCAGCAACTCTATCTAGACGATCTAAAAACTGATTAAGATTCATATTTGCTCCTTTACTTATTATTACTTATCACTAACTTTACTATCTGAAGACTCGTCAGAGTTTTCAATTTCAATCATACCTTGATCAAAATATTCATTTAATTTGTCGATTTCTTTTTGTAGATTTTCTTTTTGTGCTTCCAAATCTACAATTGCTCTTTTGATATTTAACAAATGAGCTTTAGCCATTTCTATGATTGTTGACATGATTCCTCCATTTTTATAGTATCCTGCAAGCGTTTGAAAAACAACTAAGGCAATTGTTCATAAGTTAAATAATTGATTACTTCTTCGTGAGTCCAAGTTGTTTTATATTGTCCAAGAGTTGATAGCATTGCTAAATCAATGTAATTTTTTTCCAATCTAGCAATTGTTTCTATTAGTATAATCTCATTATGAGTTGCTATACATTCGTGTACTAACTTTGTTAGTATCGATCTCCTATCTTGCTCTTGTTTATCTGAATTATTTTTCATTTTTATATTAGTCAGTGATTGTAAATGTAGTTTAATACATCTTGACGGCTCCAACCTTCTCTATATTGATTATTGGTAGCAGCTTTAGCTAATATATCATAATCATTTTCAAGATTAAATATCATGTTAACAATTACCTTTTTATTGTGCGTGAGTATACATTCCTCTATTAGTTCATTTAGTTCATCAATTCTTGTTTTTTGTGGAGGAATCGTTGTTGTTGCTTCCATGATTAATTTACCTCATAATAATCTATTTTGATATTTGCTTCATTAAATAGTTGTCTAGATAACACAAAATCATTTTCCCACCTGTCTATTTTATTTATTGGGGCCACAATTCTTTTTATACCAGATTGTATTATAATACCAGCACACCTTGGACAAGGTTCAAATGGGTAAGTATATAATGTACAATCTTCTAAGTTCCTGTTTGCAAAAGTGATTGCGTTTATCTCACCGTGAACGATGATTTTATATTTTGTTTCTCTATCATTTAGTCTCTCATCATCCTTTATTCCTTTTGGAAAACCATTATAACCAATAGAGACAACTCTATTATGCTTATCAGATATAACGGCACCAACTTTGGTAGATGGATCTAAACTCCAATTAGCAACAAATCTAGCTAACTCTAAAAATCTAACGTCCCACTTTTGTAAACTCATACCACAGTAATCCTAAATTTGCAAATGCATATCCGGCCCACATTACTCCATGTGGATTATCTCTTTGATAAAAACAAGAAATGCTCGTTATTGCATATAAAAATGTTGATATAATAACGCATGGAATAGCCATTATACACTTTTATCAAAATGAGTTCTATTGACCATAATAAATTCTGCACACTTTGGTAAATCTTTGAGTGATGTTGCTCCTATATAAGCACAAGCACTTCTTATACCACCCATTATATCATTCATAATCTCAGATGCACAACCCTTATATGGAATTTTAATTACTCTTCCTTCGCTAGCACGATAATTTTTTATTCCACCATATTTTTCTTGTGCTTTATGTGAACTCATTCCATAAAATAGTAATGATTTTTTTCTTTTTTCTGGTGGATTGTAACCCGGATCATTTTGTTGCCACCACTCATTAACAACATTTCTATTATTATCTATGATAGCACAGCGATATTCATATTCCCATTCACCCTCACATTGATCTGTTGCAGCAAGCATACCACCAAGCATCACAAAGTCGGCATTTGCAGCAAAAGCCTTTACAACATCTGATGGTGTTCTACACCCGCCATCTGCACAAATCAATCCTAGACGCCTGTCTTCACTTTTTAAACCATGAGCAGCGTGTGAACATTCAGATATTGCAGATAATTGTGGAAAACCAACTCCAGTTTTTAATCTTGTGGTACAAGCAGAGCCGGGACCAATACCAACTTTAACTATATCTACTCCACCATGTAAAATAAGTTCTTGTACCATCTCTGGTGTACATACATTACCAGCCATAATAATTGGTTGAGTACCAAAAGTATCCCTAACTTTTCTACAATAATTTACAAAGTCATCAGTATATCCATTTGCAACATCTATACAAATATTTGGTATAAATCCAACATCATCTATAATATATCTTATCTTATCTAAATCTTCATTTTTAATACCAACGCTTAACCATTGAGAATTGACATTACAAAAATGATTTTGATAATCCTGCTTAGTATAATGCTTATGTAGACATGTTATAGCTTTATATTCTGATAATTTATCAGACATTTCAAATGTACCAGTGGAGTCCATATTTGCAGCCATTATTGGCAACCCTGTCCACTGCCTCGTAGAGTGATAGAATGAGAATGTTCTATCAATACTTACTTCTTTCCTTGATGCTGCCCTAGATCGTTGTGGAACTAGTAAAACATCGTCAAAATCTAACTTAATATCGTTTTGAATTTTCATATCATAGGGTCCATGATGTGTCCAATGATCCGTATTGTATGGCTAATACAAATATAACTCATGGGGCGATTGCTCACCCCACAAGTTATACTATGGTCAAGCACAAATAACATCCCTGTTCTTTTGGATGACAGTATTGACCTTATTGATCTTTGCAGTAATTTCCTCAACCCATTCACGATTACGCTTCTTGGTGTTCATATACTGCATATCTTCTGTAGTAAGATGAACAACCTTATCGAATACAGACGTAAATTCTGCAACAACTTCATATCGGCAGCAACGAAGCTTTTGAAACTTAGAATCAGATGGAACACTCACAACATCACGCGGATTAACCTTACAAATCATAAGGCGATTTCCACCATTATTATCATCATCTTCATCGTCAATCTTAATTCCACCATAACTCTTTGCGTAATCAATTGCACCAACGTGTAGACCATGACCACAACCATTATCACGATTGCTATCTACCTTACTACGAGGAACAGAACAAACGCTACCAACACTATTATCAAACGTTCCAGAATACATATCTTTATAATCGTTCTTAACAGCCTTATATGCTAGAAAACATCCATCAGATGTAATTGGCATATTCTTATTCTTCATAAAGTCAAACAGTTCAACAATAGCATGATCAGATGGATTCTGACTCATATTATCAAGGAAATTAAGCATTGGCTCAAACGGAAATCCCTGCTTAATCATATCAATGATAGTATCACCAAACATGTTTGGCATCTTAATACCATCCCACATTAGACTATTGCCATCACAAGCGATGTATCCTTCACAGAAATTATTAATATGAGAAACCACATCGTAGTAAGCCTCAAACATCTCAACATTATTCTTTTTAAGACAATTTACAAGCTTATCATAGTTAGGATGAGATTTACCAAAAAAGTAACTCTGATTACTAACAATCGCACTAATATTACCATCATTTGCTATAATGTACTTCATCATTCACTCCTTATTAAGAACAGAAACTTGTTCAATACTATCAATATAGTCGGCAATAATTTGCCTATCCTCATCAGAGTAAGGCACATTACGAATTACCTGCAAAATCTTATACTTAGACATTTCCTTATCAAATCGTGGAGCAAAACGATCATCCACAAAATTACTATCTCTACCAGGAAACGTAAACCTAAAAGAACTAGCCATTTGCCTTATAACTTCAACCTTCTCACAAATGTTGTCCAATCGAGATACGTATTCATTATACTCAGAAATTACGTTTTTTACAACAGATGGATTTTTAGTCATATTGATAATCTCTATCCACCTAGTTGCAAAATTTCTGGAAAGACTCTGGCGATTCATTACATCATAAATATCTTGATGATTGTAAGAAATAATATCGGTCAAAATCTTTCTAATAAATTCATATCCCAAATGCCAATTCGACCTCTCGTCTAGCTTCCTATTCTTTGCAACAGATGGCTTGACAATATAAAATGTCTTCCCTTCCACTTCATCATTGTGATTATCATGTATGTAAGATAAGATCTTTTCAAGATAATAAATCTGTACAACACCATAAGATGAAGAAGAAATATGAACCTCACCCTTTGACTCTGTAAAATAATATGCATTTTCATATTTTACACTCATCGCACACTCTTCAAAGCAACCAGACTCTTCATTAAAAACTCGGGCTTGAATCATTGGCCCGCTATTTCCACCAGAAGAATTACGATTATATTCTACCTTGGGAAGATTAGATGTAAATACAACATCATCCTTTGTCGCTCCACCAAGTATATCATACAACCTACAGTTGTCAACCGTTTCTCCATGTGCTAACTTGTAAAAGTAACAGGCTACGTTGCTATTAAATTCTTTGATATATTGCTTTGCACGACTAATTCCTCCGCGTGGAAGATCATCGACAACAAATTTAACAGCATTTGTAAAGTGTATACGGTTAGTGTCTATCTTCATATCAATCTTAGAACGATATGACGACTTCTCAAAAAGTTTAACTGTCATACTTGGAATGTCAATACTTTCAGACACAATATTGTCAAACAGTTTTTGATCATTCCAAACTATTGACTTCATGAGAGATTCCACAGCAGTCTTTACAGACATACACTGATCAGAAATCTGCACATACTTACTTCGTGCCTTAAACAGAGTAGGCTGACTTTTAATTTCATGCTCAATCTGTGTTGCAATATCGTCCAATATCTTAGAGATAATATTGTTGATATTGATCTTAGTCTGCTTACTATAAGAAAGAGACTCACGACTTGGAGTGATATCAACATCTCCAATATTAACAATGATCCTAAGACCACTAGAATATTCAACAAATCTACTGTTCTTCTTGGATGAATCAATTCCATCAACTATAATTTGATTATGGTCGATAGGATATGCAATTTGCCCCATGATGATATAGTTCTTATCATCGTTATCATCAAAGTACCAGTTATCACCACTAAGAGTCTTATTCTCAGCATCGTAATAAATTTCTTCGCCAATAAAATTTGGTCTAACATTGAAGAATTCATAGACCTTACGTGCCTCACGCACAAAACGATCTATGTCATACTCATTGACACTAATTGAAACCTTGATGCCATTTGCTTCATTGGTTTCGCTGGTATCCATCAAAGAAAATACTGGATTACCATCCTCGTTCTTATAGGCATTATAAAGACGGCGAGTACCATCGAGGTATGCTTCAACAGTAAAACTATCACCATATGCAAACGGTGCCTTGCTACCAAGACCCAAGCAACCAACAGCGTCATTACTATTATTACGTGTGCTACGAAAATAAGTAGTATAAAGTTCCATACAATGTTCATGACTCATGCTGGTGCCGTAGTCACGAATATAAAATATAGGATTAAGCCTAGTTGGAAGATGAACGTCAAATTGAACATCTTTCTTGCCAGCATCTACATGAGAATCGTAAGCATTAGTAGAAAGCTCACGAACTACTGCAAGGATCTTATTAGAATAAAGACCATCAGAAAGAATAAAGAAAGCCTTGGCAGATGCCTCGATACTAAACTGGCTTTCCTCAAAATCACCAGACTTTTCAATCGTATTAATACCAGCATGAAGTTTCATTAACGCTATCTCCTATACAAGTGCTTGATCGCTGAATGTGCTTTGATTCTATCAAAAGAATCGGCTATGTCAAGTGGCAAACTTTAATTTTTCAATCTTCCTCATAGTAGTCATCATCAAAGCTGTTTATATTTTTATTGTAAGTATTATCTCTGCTGGTAATCCGCTCAATATCAAAATTTGTCGCAGCCCAATGACAGGAATCATTTCTTGGATCATGTTTTTCCTCTAGGGTAAATGTAAACGGTTCATCTAAAAATTCTTCGTTGGTGCTATTCTTAAAATCTTCCCACTTACCTACAAAGTCATAAAACTTTTGCATGTCTTCATCCGATGCAAAGTTATATTCAATATAATTAGAATCGTCATATAGCCAAACCTTAACTGTTTTGTAATATATATCTAACTTATCGCGTTCGCACCTTAAACATCTTGATAAGGCTAATTCGTGTGGTGATAGTTTTGTATTTTTAATCGATCTAACAATATCACCCTCAGTAACATTAACTTGTATCATTGCCAACCTAAAGCCTCCGACACTATTGGTAATTGTGATATAAAAATATTCTTACAGCTATTTGCAATATCCATATGCTCTTTTTGTGTTCCATTACTAGATCTTAGATCTATATAATGAATCCATGATCTAATTGTTCCGCTCATGTATAACTTAGTGGGCGTGGCAAGTGGTAAAACAAATCTAGCACATTCTTTTGCTATACCGTCCGCAATCATTCCATCATATATTGCTTTAGATTTTGCAAAATGTTCCCTAATTTTTACTCGCCACTTTGATCTTGTTTCTTCTGATATGTCATCTATACTATTTTGTCTGTTTTTATTGTCTTGTCGTCGTAAATCAAATAGTGGTATTTCTTCTGACAACAAAGACGTATCAGCATATCTCTGACTAAATTCTTGGAAATTAAAACTTCTGTGTCTTAGAATTTGTGCCGCTATTCCCCTAGTTGTATTTATCTCTATAGTCATATTAGCCATTTCAAATATCGACCAGTGTTTGTGGTTTATGCAATAGGCTAACAATTTAGATATATTTTCACTATTTTGATTGCTAGGATTTGAAACTCTGGCACAATATGCCATATGCTTTTCAGCGTCTGGCGTTATTGAAATAAAAATTGTATCGTTCATATTCCTTATTATCTCCTAGCGTCAACTTATTCTACTTCAACGAGTACAGTTTGTCAAGTCTTTTATTTGAGTTTCTCTAAAATTTCAATAGCTTCTTGTATCCATTTTTTGTGAACACTAATTCTAGTATGTAATGATTCGTCATTTATATTAGAATCTAATTTTTTATCTCCCGTCATAATACCAGAATTTATTCCTGCTAATTTTTTATCAATGAATAATCCTCCACCACTATCGCCACTAGCAATTAAAAATTCTAATTGTGTTTTAGTGCCAGACTTTACGGAACATACTAATAAATCTGCCAATATACTATCTATGATATTTGATCCACCCCTTTTTAAATGATCATATTTTGTAGCACCAGTGGTATATATTCCAGTTCTACCATACCCTACTATTCCACATATTTTTCCCATTTCGTCTTCTGCGTCATAAAGTTCTGGATATACCGAAATCTTTACATCTTCTTTTAATAAACATACAGCTATATCAAATCCAAATTTTTCTTCTGTAAATTTGTCGTATACTACAGAGTACAGTATATCTACATTATTTTCTTTATGTTTTATGTAGCAATCTTTTGCCTGTTTCATAACGTGTGCTGCTGTAAGCAGTATTTTAGGCTGTATTAGCACTCCAGAAGCAAAAAAGGTTTTGTTATTATTTTCATCACCCTCTCTATTTATTTTGCCACCAAGACTTACTATGCATTCGTATGTATTGCCATAATTAACATATTTTGAATCTGGCACATTCGGATCAATTGTTCCACCTAAAGATACGTTTAACAAAATTAGCCATAATAATAATGATCTCATAACCGTACCTCCGTGGTTTATATTGTATAATTGGTTCTAGGAATGGCCTATTAACAATGAGAGTTTTGTAGTTTTTTGCATCTTCTATGATATTAATATTCCAACTTTTCCAATCCATTAAATGTCCAAATACAAAGTGGCAATATTTACCACACAATGTAATAAGGTTATTTGGATCTAATTCTTTAGATCTGTCTATTTGATAGGGAATAATATGATGAACTTCTAAATTGTCTTCCCTCCCACACGCAGCACATGATGGATAATTTTTTAAGTGATTTTTGCGTACTGTATTCCATTTACCAGATCTTCCAAAATTAAAAAAATACGCCATAATATATACACCATTTTTAATTTAATCCACAATATAGATCATTATTATGTATTATATATATCTATACTGTAGTGAATTTACTTAGAACAAAACTAGAATCACAAAATTTTGTAAGATACAATTTGTTTTTTTCTTTAAATTCATCTACAGCCCTTATCACTTCAGCGTGAGCTGGGTCGTAATCATGACCACAAATAAATCCAGTACTTCGAACTTTAGCTAAAGCAAATGATAAATCATGCACAACCATGTCATATGAATGATCTCCGTCTATGTATATACAATCTAAACTATTGTTTTCAATTAAGTCAAAAATATCCGATGATTTTTTTCTTATAAGTTGAATTTTTTCATTTAGATGGGATAATCTGTCTTTAAATGCTAATTCTTGCTCTGGACTCCATAGTGGATCTATACAATATAGTTTTGAAACGAACTGAAATGATGATATAAGTAAAGCAGATTCTCCAATATTTGATCCTATTTCGCACCAAACTTGGTTTTTGTTACAGCCACTTTTTTCGTATACATGTTGAATTAAATGAATTAAACCTGTAACTTGGATTCCAGAACTTGGATTCCACGTTGGCATAAACCTTGATGAAAGCTTTGTTTTTTTAGTACTCATATTTAAAAGCTTCTATATCTTCTTTATACAGATTATATACTAAGTTTCTGGTTTTTGTATTATAGTAGTCATGATAGTGTGTATGTTCTGTTGTATTTTCCTTGGGTATATTTTGTACAGATATATTTAGGATATCTAATATGTTTTTAAGATCGTAGTTTATATTCTCAAATCTTCCTAAATAGTCTATCTTGTTAGTATCTATTAATTCAACTTGTTGTTTTAAATGTCCATCATAACCTATATATTCAGGTGTTAACATTTCTATAAACTGATCAAAAGAAAAATTTGATAAGGGTTTATAGAATTCCATTTCCCAAATTGTACCTATAGATTTTTGTGTTTTATCTAAAAAACAGGATAATAATCTATCCCAAGGATTTCTTACTATTGAAAATTTAAAATATGTATTCCAATTTGTGTTCCAATATGATTCAAAAGATTCATGAGATATATTCGTATTTTCTTTTAATATCATACCAATGCTTACTGTTGCTACTTTGGGGATTCGAAAATAGACATATTTTTTTTCATCAGATACCATTAAGTTATATTCTTTCATAGATAATTCTTTATTTATTGAGTAGTATACTGATTATTAACTATTATACTAGAAATTTTTGAAACGTTTTCATTCAGTTTTATATACGGATAGAAATAATGTTTTATTTTGATGAAGTCATTAGCTCGTTCTTCACAACAATAACCAATAAACTTATCTACTGGACAAGTAATAGATTTTTTTCCGCTCCAATTATATTTAGTAGTATAAGTACCATTGGCAATACTTTGTGCAACTATGCTATCTTCTTCAACTGGCTTTACATAATTCAAAAGAGTTGGACAATTTGTTGCTGATATTAATTTTTGAGCAGCAGATAGGCTCAAGATATATGCTTCTCCACCATTCAATATCATTCTATTATCATGCCAATGTATCCTAAGTGATAACTGAATCAATTCGTGATTTTCAAAAATAATGTTAGAATTCATCAGCGATTGTAACGAAGATATATCGATATCATCTTCAAGCACTAGTGTATATGGTATATTTTCTTCTACAATTTTTTCCCACACCTTATAGTGACTTAAATATGCACCAAATGCTCCCGGATTTTTTGTGAAATAATACTTACTAGTGAGGTTGACGGGTTGAAATGTTATCGCATTATTTAACAAGACCGTTTCATAATTATTTGAATTAACCTCTATCGCTTCAAATCTTTCAACTTCCTCAATATGTTTTATGTTATTCCACCTATCTTCTCTATTAGCTAGATTTATACATAGTATTTTTGGAAACTTATACTCCTTATTAAAATGTACAACTTTATCTTCTATTGTGTAATTTTTGCGTGTTGGAAAAGTTGGAGAGTGTGCAGAACACATATATCTATTATCTTGTTCCGTTTTAATGATATCTTTATTTTGATAATTTATGCCCCTATCTATATTACTATGTGGTATGTGGTAAATACTTTTTTCAATGTTGAACCAAATTATTTCTTTGATTTGGGGCTTATGTTGTTTGATTCTATTATGAAGATCTATTTCATCAAATCCATACCCATTCAAGTCTTCTCTAAATGGTAGTAAGTTATCCCTATGTATTAAGAAAAAGCCAGACATTGAAGATGAAAAAGTAAAATCTCCCTTAACAAAATAATTTTTCATATTCTTATTTAGAAGTAAATTATCCAAAAATGCGGAATCGATCAATTGATAATCGCTATCTATTTTAAGAATATAGTTTTCCTTAGATAAATCAAAGCCAATATTATATGCACGACCAAGATTAAACACTGTCTCATTCTCTACTCTTATTATCTTAACATTTTTTTGTTGTGATAATTTTTGTAAATCCATATTTTCTTGTAGTGGGTTTTTAGAACTATAGTCAACAATTATGAATTCACGAATGTATGGCACATTAATCCAACTCTTTAATATTTTGACTAGATTTTCTTCCCTATTCATGCAGGCAACAACTAAAGAAATTCCAACTTTAGACAGCAACAAGTCATTCAATTCTTTGGCTATCCCATTAGAAATTTTATTTTTGTAGCTTGATGTTAGTGCGATAAATTTTTTAGCAATGTCAAAATTCTCAACCTCAATTAAGAACGATACAAAGTCTTTAACAAACTTGAGATTATTTTTTATGCCACCAGCTTTATCTAGAAAAGTTTCTATATCGATGTACTCATGTTCTATAATCTTAGTTAGATATTGCTCTACGATCTGTATAAAATTATGATATTGATTATTTTTGACTAGTGAGAACACGATGTTGTTTATAGATTTGACTATTTGCTGGTCTATTTCTATGTTTCTTAGTATGTGTCCAAAAAGACTTGGATATTTGTGTTTGTTTTTGTCTTTGTTATATATGATTAAAGCTTGTTTGAGATTTTTTTCATGTATGTATCTAATGCATGTAAGATAATTCTGTTCACTCTTTTGAGACTCGTTAATTATTTTATCACACTGTTCTACCATTCCTAAATCTAGACAGCTAGTTAGATATAATATCTTGACTTTAATATTTTTGTGGTAGTGATAAATTTTTTCTATGATATCATTAAACTCTGATATATTAGTAATACTATATTTTTCAACACACGTATTAATCAGATATATAACTTCAAGTAATTCAAATAGTTTTCCTTCTTCTATATATCTATTAACAATTGATCTAATGAATTGAATAGATTTCTCTACACTGTTTATACTTGAAATATATTCGCTATACATTTCAAAGTTTTTTCTACTAGTGTCCATATCTTTAATCAGTGAAAAGTTAATCATATCAAATATCCTGCCATCAAGTGGAGGCGACGGGAGTCGAACCCGTGTCCTAGCAACAGATCATTATACTTTCTACAAGTTTATTTTGTTCATAAAATCTTAAAAGAGAATAAAGAACAAACAACATTCATCTCTTCGTACCAACAAAGTCTTAATCTAGAACCCGTTGGCTATTCTAGATGCAGAAGGATTTAACGACGATTTTTTGGACGCTACCCTCATCGCATCCTCAAATCGTTGCTACTTTTTCAAGCAGCAAGAGCTAACTGTGTTACGCCAGTTAAAGCGTTTAGTATGGTTTTAAAGTAGCCTCCATACCACCTACTACTTGCTTACATAAATCACTTATTGTAGTCGAAACCTTGACGCCCCCTATTCATTATCTAAAAGAAAAGCCACCATATCACTAATTCCATTTTTAATTCCTACTAATCTAGCCATTTCCTTATCATTATCTAGAATAATAAATGTAGGAATCTGTTCAATATTATACTTGCTTACTGTGGCTTTGTCAATATCGAAATTTATCTTCTTCAACTTATATTTTTTCATAGCCATGCTTACTAAAGAGTGAGGATTATTTATTTCCTTGTGTGCTATTCTACATGGTCCGCATCTATCAGAATAAAAAAATAATAACTGCTTATTAGAGACAACCATTGCAAAACATTCTAATGTAAGCCAAGACACTAGAAATGAAATAACAAATATGCTTTTATACGCTTTATTCATGATAAACCTCGCTAATTTGATAAAAATATTCATCTGAAATTTATACACATTAACTTTCTAGATATCCGTTCAAGAAGTTATTAATAAATTTGATATCTGATTTATCCAATCTTATTTCATATATCTCGTTGTTAAAATTACAGAATCTCAGTAAATACGGTTTATTTTTAAGCATACCGTTATACAGGAGTTCTATAACATCATTTTCTAAAATGAGATATGTTGAGGTTTCATCTTCTTGTTTTTTGAGTTTCATATTAACTCCCTTATGACTTTTCCGCTATTTGCTATTTTCATCGGCCTTCCATTTTTAGATGTAAATGTAGTTTCAAGTGATATATCTAAACTTTTAAGCACTGTTGCCATTAGATCCTCAGAGGAATATGGTTCAGTAATTACTTTCTTTCCATCTTCATTGGTTTCTCCAACTACTATGCCCTGTTTTAATTTACCGCCACCAACTACTGCACTCCAACTTCTTGCCCAATGATCTCTTCCAGCGTTCTTGTTGATGTCTGGCGTTCTTCCAAATTCTCCCATCCATATAATGTTAGTTGTTTCGTATAATCCCCTACCTATTAAATCTTCAATTAGGGCGCTCATACCCATATCCATTTGAGATAATTTATCTGGCAGCGTGGTAAATATATCCATATGATTATCCCACCCGCCAAGTTCTACTTCGATAAATGGAACACCAATTTCTACCAACCTTCTAGCCATTAAACAGCCTTTACCGAAAGGAGTATTACCATATCTTTCACGAATATTTTGTGGCTCTTTGCTAACATTAAAGACTTCAGTATATGGACCTAGCATTAAATCAACAGTTTTATTTAACATCTTGGCGTGACTATCAGCAAGTTCTCCACGTTTTTCTTGTATGAATTTATTTTCTACTACAGCCAAGAAGTCTAATCTTTGTTGTAATATTTGTCGATCTATACTAGATTGTATATTTCTAATTGTTCCATTATAATCAACAACTAGTGGGGCGTATGTGGCACCAAGAAATCCCGGCCCAATACTTGTGCCACCAATGCTTATAAATGGCGGTATTCCTATTTGTGACATTGTATTTTTCAGTAATTCGTGGGATATTACAGAACCATAACTAGGATGTTCTATGTTTGGATTAGGAACATATCCAGTATGCATATAATATCTACCTCTACCATGATCCGCCTCTCTTGTACTCATACTGCGAATAATACTAAGATTATCCATTTTTTTAGATAGCAGCGGCAAATGTTCACATATTTGCATACTATCTACGTTTGTTGAAATTGGTTTAAATTGTCCCCCACTTGGACTATCGGGTTTTAAGTCCCAAATATCTATTGTGCTGGGACCGCCACTCATCCATAGCAATATTGTGCTTTTATTTTGCTTTTTCAATTTATTAGCATTTGCTAGGATAGCATTTTGGAATAATATCGAACTTGATGATAATGCCATTATTCCATTGATATGAGATAAAAAATGTCGTCTGTTCATAAAATTCTCCTTAATATTGTGTTAGTTAATAGCCCCAGCAGGAATCGAACCTACAATTAGAGATTAGAATGAGTATAAAAATGAGTTTCTCTATGACAATTTGCACACAATAAATCACATTTGTCTAATTCTTTGCAGATGATACTTTTATTTTTTTCAAATGACGTTATTTTTATATGCGAGAAAGTAAAATGTTTTTTCTTTGGATTTCTATGGTGTAATTCTAAAGCTCCAATACATTTGCTATATCCACATTTTTCACATTTTCCACCTTTATAATGGACTAATTCTTCTTTAAATTTTCTTAATCTTTCTGCTGTATTTTGACTATTACAAGATTTACAATAAGATTGTACTTTTCCCTTTCTTTGTCCGCTTTTTACAATGTAGAAATTATCTATTGATTTTTCTTCTTTACATCTAAAACATTTCATTTGGTATTCCTTATGGATAGAAAACTATTATCTATCCATAGATACACAATAAAAATAAAAAGTACCCCAAACAGGACTCCAACCTGTAACCTTGTCATTAGAAGTGACTTGCTCTATGCAATTGAGCTATTGGGGCATGTTGTACATTCATGATCGATAGTTATTAATAATATTTTGTCAAGATTCTATCCATTTAACTATGGGGCCGAATAATGTGATTTTGATATTTTAGTGTATATACTGTTGTAAATATTTACACTTTTACTCATTAATGGGAGATATTACTTATGGCATTTTCAACACATGGTATACAAGAGGTTTTTACTGGAGCAACAGTAAATGCAAGTGGAGCTTTAACACTCCCATCTGGTAGTATTAATAGCTATATTCCTCTTACTTCTGGAAATCCAACAGTATATGAAATGATGTATGGCCTCATTGATACTATGGCAGACGCTGTTGCTTCTGGAAATCCAACCAACGTTACAGTTTCACAATCACAATCAATTTCTGGTAACACTCTTGTAAAGAGATATAATTTTACAGTAAATCTAGATCTAGCTGGCTCAGACATAGATGAAATTCTTAATGTCAAAGTGGAACCATCTGGCTCTTGATTATATCCACAATTAGTAATGTATGCAATCAGAGCCAAGGGAAACCTTGGCTCTTTTTGTTTCATGAAACCTTGTAGTATTTTTCACAACGCTGAATAAACTTTGGAAGAATCTTTCGTAGATCCCGTGGCATATTTTCTATAATATCCGTTACAAATGATGCCCTACCAAGAGCAATACGAAGACCAAGCTTTTTACAAAATCTATCATACTTTGAACAGAATGAGTATCCAACATTGTATCCACCCTCATGCATTTTCGTTGCAACAAGAACCCCCTTTGGTTCACCATTCTTATCACGAAGATAACTAATCAAAGTATACTTAGGAATATCGACGTTGTTCATTGTTTTCTCCAATTAAATAATATCTGCTGCCATAAAATCCATATCCAGATTGAGTTCATCCCAATCCTCTTGCGTAACATTTCCAACTACCAAATAGTTGTCATCATCAGACATATTGTAGTCGATATAAAAATCTTCAGACTTTGAGGACTTCATCTGGTTAAGATCAATAACTAGGTCTTGTGCTTCTTTATGACCAATCACATTACTAAAACAATTAATCATTATTTTACCTCTTTGTGCTTGTAGATAAATGATCTTTTGCCTCTTCAATACTTTGAGTAACCTGTTCTATTAGACTTGATAAACGCTCTTCGTCTTCACAGTCCATATCTCCATGTTCCAATTCAAGAACAAGACCTTCTAAATATTCTTCTGACCAACATATTAAATCAGTAATAATTTTCTTGGTTTTTTGATTCATTTCATTACTCCAATGTGTCATACATGGTAGTATACAACAGTTATCGGCAGTTGTCAAGTTTTTCTTTAGCGGAATCTGAGGGATTCGAACCCCCGGACCTATAATTGGTCGCCGGTTTAGTAAACCGGTGCATTAAGCCGCTCTGCCAAGATTCCAACTGGCGAAATAGGATTCGAACCTATAACCTAGCGGTTAACAGCCGCTTGCACTACCGTTGTGCTATTCGCCAATAATGCCCGACTAGGATTCGAACCTAGACAGAAAGAACCAAAATCTTTCGTGCTACCGTTACACAATCGGGCAACAATTATTTTCTACATTCTCTACCATTTCCTTTATTCATATTCTTATATGTGTCAGTTAGCGAATGACAATTTGGACATAAAACTTTCAAGTTTTCTTCGGTATTATTCTTATAATTTCCATCTATATGATGGATTTCAAGTGGGCATTTATTTGTATTCTTATTTATTTTATTCCATCCACATTCTGAACACTTATAGTTATGTTTTTGTAGGAGATATCTTTTTATGTATCGTCTTACTGTGCCATTTGCTTCATAACCATTATCAAGTCCAGATTTCCAGTTAATTATCTTATTTCTAAAACCATAGTCTTGCTGGCATTTTATACTACAGTACTGTTTACCATTGCCAGTTATGTTGTTTTTGCAATTTTTACATAATCTATTGTGTTTTTTTCTTTTTGGATATAGCACATTATTCTTTTTAGCCGCACATGAACGAGAACAATAATGGTTTGGAGATTTTTTTATTTCAAATACGTGTTTTTCAAATTCTTTATTGCAGAATAAACATTGAACTATCATAATTATTTCTCCTTGTGTGGATATGAATATATACACACATAGAGTATTTGTAACTGTTTTATTTTTCGAATCTAGAGCCGGTAGTAGGATTTGCACCCACGACATTCAAATTACAAATTTGACACTCTACTAACTGAGTTATACCGGCTTCTATCGCTATGCGTTGTCAACCTACGCAGAATTGATCGCTAAGTTTAGCCGCCAAATCCTTTGCAGATGCTGACAAGAACTTATTGTTACTGAAAAATAGAGGTGTAGATACTTGATTAAGAAAATCTACAACACTATGCAATAACTTGAGTTGGTCATTATTTGGCACAAATTGAATATTAGGCGTTGGCATAATATCATTTGTATCATTCTGTTCCGCTGACTCTATGTAATCTGGTATGTCGTCATTTTCACCAATAACAACTGGCATACTTACTTTATCCTGTTTTACGAGTTGGTTAAGTATCTGTTTTGCAGCATCTACTGGAATTGGAACTGTACTATCCTTCGTAGAAACTTGCCTCCAAGACTCATACCAAGCGTCACTACTCTTTGCTGATTGAACATGAACCTGTGCAGATTGACCAGTAAGAGCCTCCTGTAGATTCACAATGCTAACCTTATCGCCATTATATCCATCAACAAGTGTGGAAAAATAAGACTTCTTACCTTCCCAAGGCTTACGCCACCAAGTAAAAGGAACTCTAAAAATCTGATTTATCTTCATTGCACGTATATCCGCGTTAAAATAATTGGCTAACTTCTTCTGGATACCGTTCCAGTACTTAGTATTCTTAGTTAGTCCCATGTTATGATCATTGTCAGACAAAATCCAATAAACTTGATATCCATTTCTAGTATCAACAACCCAACTTGGTTTTACCTTGAAGTTTTGTATCATGGTCATGTACTGCTTTTTAATCTGCAATACTTCCTTGGGCCTGAGATATTGACCATTTTGGTCGCGGCCAGCGTCCAAATCAATATAACAAGCACGAACTTGTGAAATAGTGTCTTTCTTTCTGCCACCATTGATATAAAAGTATGCGTCAGCATTTGACTCAACATTAGCGGTTAACACTTCATTAACGAATTCAGTATGATTCATTCCACTAAGTTTGACTCGCGGATTGTTGTTGTAACAAAATATATGTTTACCACTAAATGAACACAAAAACCGTGTTCGGTCAACATTAAAACTGTGAACATCTATATTGGTATCAAATGGATTAAAAGTTGTTATCATTGATCATTTCCTTCATTAGAATTTATATATACAATAGGAGCGGTGGGATTCGAACCCACACTGTGGGGATTTTAAGTCCCGTGTCTCTGCCGTTGGACTACGCTCCCCCAACGCTGTCATTCTACACCATCATCGTCTACTGTCAAGCCACTTCTTGAAAGTTTCTGGATCGGTGTACAAAGGTATTACCGTTGTTTGATCTTCATATGGATTGTAACATGTAGAAAATGCGTATAGATCATTTTTCTCATTTATTCTACCATAACCAACGGGATTAGATAAAACTCTTTCAAGTTCAGATATTCTTGTTTTTAGTTCTTCGTTTTCCCTCCTAAAATAATCCAATCCTCCTCTCAGACATTTCAATTCGTCTTTCGCATTAAAGATATCAAATTGTGATGGAAGATTATGTTCTTCACATAGGTGAATCATATACTCAAGTGGTTTTTCTTGTTTTTCTAATTTAAGGTATTTATTCATGATATTGTGTAGCCCAATTTGGCATATTGTTATCGTCGCCAGTTTTTAGATTAAATGTTTCAACAAATGTGTCGTATGTATCTTCTATATGTAATTCTAGTAGTTTTTGAAGTCCATTTAATGCATTGACGATATCATCTCTAGTCATACCTCTTTCTATTACTCCACGGGATAGAGATTGAATTTGGTGCGTGAAATTGTAGAAGGCCATTATGTCCATCTCAAGATCCATTCTGTTTTTAGGCATTTTATTTGTCTCCAGTTGGTTTCATTTCTGTAAATCCTCTTTCAGTATTCAAAAAGAACTTATCAATAAATCCAGCACTTCTATTTAAGAATTCTATTCCGTGTCTACTTACATAAAATCCAATAGATGCACCACCTACAATAATACATCCAAAGTAGAATATTTCAAATGCTATTCTCAATGTTAATTTAGTTTGTTTGTTCATTTTTATATTCTAGTTTGGGTATAATTTCTGTATCGTCATACGCAATATTCTTAATAGATATTTCTATGATAGAATTTTCATTCACTTCAGATCTATTAATGAGTTTTTGTAATTCTTGTAATAGCTTATTTGGATCTATTTTTTTATCTAGTTTGAAATATATGTTCATGTATATCTACGAGAATATTGGCCCTGTATATCACTCACAAAATCTGATTCACCAGTATCATCTGGTCCATAAATAAATTCCTTTGGAACTTCCTTATAAACTCCCCTTTGTTTGGCCTCGTCCCAATCTAAACAGCCGTATTTACTCCAATATAGATACTTGAATCCATTATAAGACTTTGTATCATACAACAGTTTTTCCATTACAAAGCACAATCTTTGTTTTGCAGATTGTGGTATCCTACTGGCAAGCAAATCATTAATTGCTGTTTTAGTGTAATCCAAAAAATCTATAGATACTTGTTTTCTTAGTTTAGCCATAATATATCTCCATTTTGTGCGAAGACACACTATTATTATACCGTGCGTGGCGAGTTTGTCAATCTACTTTTTATACAACACGCATTGCGAAAATTTAAAGATATTCAACTACCAATAACTAAATACTTTTTGACTATGTCCATAAATGACTCCTAATATTAATTAGTTCAATTAACTTATCAGTATCTTCTCTATCATAACTTCTTTCCATCTCATCTATCAAACGATAGTAATGTTTCCCATCAGTTGTTTTTGTGATAATATCATAAGGATCATCTCGATTGGGCCTAGTTTTAGTCCACCACTCATACAATGCTCGTATCTTAATTGATGCTTCTGCTTGTGGAGTCAATTTATTATAATCTGGATCATTAGGATCGCATCCATAGTCTTCTTCATTAAATCTTAAATTACTTGCCCACTCAAAATAATCGTATGCTGCCTCAACAGATCGGCCATTTTTAAAAGTGTACTTTTTATTTCGATCCCATTTGCTTAGGTGAGACAGTTCTTTTTCTACAAATTCTACTAACTCATTAAATAAGCCGTGAAGAATTCGGGTATCAAGATCGTACCATTGTCCTTTTTTTAGATCTGTTTTTAGATTGTGTGTTTGTGTTATATATCTATTACGAACATAGCATTTTATGCTATAACAAAGATCAGATGGATAACAAACTAGATTTTGTAATTTGTGTAGTAATGTGTCGCTCATCCAATATCTCCACGGTCTTTCTTTTTTTTGTTTGTTTCTCCAACTTTCCCAATCCTCTAAAGGTAGAGCAAATGGTTTCCTTTCTCCCCTAATCCAATCTGCAATTTTAGAGCAACTCCAGTATTTGATTCGGCTTCTTATCATTATTTCATTCCTTCTCTGCTTCCATTATAATATCTATATTCCATCCTATTGGAGCAACATATCCCGAACCAGTAACTCTAAGATTGCCGCTAGTATTAGGATAAACATTTGGTTTTTGATGTAAACTTGTGATACTTATAATTTGTTCATGACCGTCTGGTCTAGTAACTTTAATCTTATGATTATAAGTTTCACAACCAACCAAACATACTAATAAACAAATTATTGATAGTATTCTATTCTTGAATTTTATTACTGATATATCCATAAACTTCTTCCACAGTTTTATTTTGTTTGATCATATTATTCCACTCTTCACTACTAATACTTCTTGTATAATCAATAGATTTATTATAACTAGAATTTATTGGATTATTGTATTTTCCCCATCCATTTTTATCATATAGTTCTTGCATTGACGCATCAAGATCATCACTCATTTCTTGATAAGTCTTGGGAAACATCCAATCAAATAAACTAGTAAAACCTTTTAAAAGACTCATGCTTGTTCCTCTTCTGGTCTTAATACTTTTAGTTCTATTGCTGATGTTAATAATAAATGCTTATTATTGATGTTACAATCCTTTTTCCAATCTATAATTTTTTGTTCAACTCTGTAATAACTTTCAGCACTTAATTTATCAACAGTAGAGAACACTAGAACATCGTCTGGTTTTAAACTCATTACTGATATTTGTGGTAATTCATTCATTTTCCAACCTTTACTATTTCAAACCCAAACCCAAGTATTCGACAATTAAAACCTTTTCCCCAATCGTATGTATAATAATACATTTCGGTAGTCAAGTCCAAACTAAATCCATAGCAATATAAGTCCTCATGAATATCTATTGCTATAAAATTAAATGGATGAAACCATTCAATATGAGTCATCTTATACCTCCAGTATGTCAGATATACCTTCTAGCAAATTCGTTCGCACATTCTTGTTCATATTAGATAACATAATGTGGTTCTTTACGAAGTCTTGGCCTTTATCTTTTGCAATCTTTCCTATAAAGTTTCGCCCCCAACCGTTTGTTATACTACGAACATCTTTAAAGTCAACCTCAACATTGAAGCCGAGATCAATATCATCAAGAATATTTTGTTTTAATTCGGTAGCGAGTTTGGTACTACTTAAATCAGAACCATATATATGTTTGATTTCGTAATATATTAGCGGCCCCTTCATAGATTCTCCATATTTTTTTCTATAATATCGGCAATAGTAGAAAACTTTTTGCCAGTATCATTTAAATCTGCTAAACACTTAGTATCCTTAAATGTTCCATAAGCATCTTTTTCAGTATAAGAAAAAGTACCCATGTCGTTTTTAATCCCAGCCCATTTTCTTACTATAGTTGGTAGTGAGCCATCTTTATTACCAAATTTAACATAGCCATGAACTAATGTTGGTTCATCATTACATTCTTTTACTGGTATGGTTCTTTTGTGGCTCTTTTTCATAGTATCATTATACAGTTCACAAAGAACACCTAAACAACAGTGTCTTGGTTGACCCTTACTGTTAAATTGTTTTAGAAAACTCTGTCCTTGTTTATATTTTCCGCTTCTAAGAGCCTTTACCCATATTTTTGCAACATTCTTTTTCATATTATTTATTCCTTTTAGGTAATTTTTGCGGTTTTACAGTAGGTTTGTTTTGTTCGTTTATTTCTGGAAGATTCAATTCATCAAACTGTGCTGATTTAATAGCATCTAGCATCTTATTCAGATTTTGTAGCCTCTCGACCAACTCTTGACCAATATTAGTTTGTTTATCGGTACTCATGGTAGGCTTAGTTTAACAGAAATTTGTTGTCTGTCAAGACAACCCTAATTCTTGGTCTAAATCACTCAATTTTTGTAATGCTTCTAATCTTTTCTTGCGTTTTTCTTCAAGATCAACTTCATCATTATGTAAATCTACAATATATTCCGCAGTTTCTTTATCTATGCTACCATCTGGTATGATGTATTCAAATTCATCAACTCTTTCAGTATCGCCCACTTTATTTTTATATAGGATCTTTTCAGATGGAAGAATAATTCTACACCAACAAGTTTCACCACTATTACATAGATCAAGTTTCCACGGCACAGTAA